GTAACATGCCAAAGATTGCTGAACTTACAGGAAATCTCTAATGATCATTGGTATTGTTGGTTTTATTGGATCAGGTAAAGGCACTGCTGCCGATATTCTGGTTAACAAACACAACTTTCACAAACTATCTTTTGCTGATACAGTAAAGGACGCAACAGCGGCCATCTTCGGATGGCCGCGCAATCTTCTTGAAGGTGATACAGAAGAAAGTCGTAACTGGAGAGAAGCAAAGGATGAATGGTGGTCAGAGAAGTTTGGCTATAACATTTCTCCTCGTCTTGCTCTCCAGATGATGGGCACCGAAGCAGGTCGTGATGTATTTCACCCCGATCTTTGGATCCATTCTCTTGAGCGTAAGATGGAAATGTATCCGAATGTTGTCATTGCTGACGTTCGTTTTCCTAATGAGATTGCGTTTATTCAATCTAAGGGTGGCTTCGTTGTTCGTGTGAAGCGTGGTCCTGATCCTGATTGGTACGATACTGCTTATGCAGCCAATGCAAAGACATTTGATTATGAATCAGCATGGGACGAAATGGTAGATAAACATAAAGTCCACTATTCCGAATGGGCATGGATTGGTGCAGTAATGGACTATCATCTTACAAATGAAGGTGCGCTTTCCATGTTGGAATCTGATATTACCCACATGATAAAAGTCTTTACAGGCCCGAAAAACCCTGCTATACTAGCAGCGTAAACTAAATTCCCAAAACGGAGTATATTATGAAACTGAGTGAAAACACCCTGAGTGTCTTGAAAAACTTTTCCACAATCAATTCTGGTCTTGTTATTCAGAAGGGAAATGTTCAGAAGACCATTTCTCCTGAAAAGTCTATTCTTGTGGAAGCTGAACTTGAAGATGTTATGCCAGAGCAGTTTGGCATTTACGATCTCAATCAGTTTCTTGGCAACATTAGCACACTGAGCAATCCAGATATGACGTTCAGTGATCTTGCTGTGATCATGAATGATGGCGATATTTCTTTTAACTATTATTCATGTTCGCCAAATCTAATTGTCTCTCCGCCAGACAAGGAACTCAAGTTGAAGCAGGTTGATGTAAGCTTTACTCTTACTAATGTCGTGCTTTCAAAGTTGCTCAAGCTTGCTGCCATGAATAGTCTCACTCATCTATCTGTTGTTGGTAAGAACGGAGAAATTCGTTTGCAGACGCATGAAAAGGCTAATGATACTTCCAATCATGCATCTATCAAGCTGAACGATTACAATGGCGAAGACTTCTCGGCATCATTCAAGGTTGACAACATCAAGTTGATCCCTGGCGATTATGATGTTGAAATTCAGCTTGGCGCTTTTGCTAAGTTTATTTCTAAGAACAACAAGATCAAGTATTTCATTGCACTGGAGAGCAAGTAATGGCAGGTATCGGACACAACAAGCCTTTCGTGAGTATCAATTCTCTTACCGAAACTCAAAAGGCAGAGTTGAAGAATGCTATTCGTGAATTGAATGATAGCATGACCCGAGTTGCTTCTGAACGAGACTTTCAGAAGGAAACATTGAACACCATTAGCGATAAGACTGGTGTTGATAAGAAGATCGTTCGCCGTATGGCAAAGGTCTACTTTAAGTCTAACTACTCGGAAGAGCAGGAAGAAAATCGTCAGTTTGAAGAGTTCTATGATGGAGTTATGAAGTAATGTCTGAATTTTTGTGGGTAGAGAAATATCGTCCACATACTGTTGCAGACTGCATTCTTCCTGAGCGACTGAAAAAGTCGTTTCAGGAATATGTAGATACCAATTCTATTCCTAATCTCATGCTAACTGGTAGTGCTGGTGTCGGTAAGACAACTGTAGCTGCTGCTATGTGTGAAGAGATTGGCATCAACCATCTCTTCATCAACTCTTCTGAAGAACGCGGTATTGATATGCTGCGAACCAAGATCAGGGGTTATGCATCTACTGTATCACTTACAGGTGGTCGTAAGGTCATCATTCTAGACGAAGCCGACTATCTGACTCCAGAAGCACAGGCTGGTCTTCGTGGCGCCATTGAAGAGTTCTCTGAAAACTGCACATTCATCTTTACATGTAACTTCAAGTCCAAGCTGATTGACGCTCTTCATTCTCGGTGTTCTGTCATCGACTTTGCATTGAAGAATGATGAGAAGGCCAAGATGGCTTCACAGTTGATGAAGCGCATGGAAAATATTCTCACACAAGAAGGGGTAACATATGACAAGGCAGTTCTTGCCAAGATCATTGAAAAGTATTTTCCCGATTATCGGCGTACTCTTAATGAGCTTCAACGTTATTCTAGTTCTGGCAATCTCGACGCTAGTATTGTTGCTCAACTATCCGATGTGAGAAAGATTGGCGACCTTGTAAAGTGTCTGAAAGATAAGAACTTTGGTGAGATGCGGAAGTGGTGTGTAGCCAATTCTGATATTGAGCCTGCACGAATCTATCGTAAGGTCTATGATAGTTTGTATGAATATTTCAAATCGGAATCTATTCCACAAGCTGTCGTTATCATTTCCAGATATCAGTATCAGTCGGCATTTGTAGCCGATCAGGAAATTAACCTTGTCGCTTGTCTAACTGAATTGATGGTCGATTGCGAATTTAATTGACAATCATTAGTACCTGTGGTACTATACTAACATAATGATCCGAGCAATAATGCCAGTATCATTCAATGACCCGAGCCGTGTGCCAGTGTCAAACAAAGGAAAATATGATATGTTTAGCCGTAATGTTTCTGCCTACTATCTTCGTGAAGCAATGAACTATTCCGTTATCGAAATGTCGGTAAAGGAATTTTTGAACAGCTGGCTTCCCGATATTGATTGTCTTCCCATTCACCAGCGTATTGATGTTTTCAATTACGGAACTGAAAATGCAAAGCGCAAGTTTCCTTCAAAGCGCCAGGCTATCATCGGTTCTGTCTTCAAGGGCATTGATATCAGTGAGATCAAGATCAATCAGCGTACGGCAAAGGAACGTCAGAAGTTTTCTGAGAAGTATGAGTCAATTGACGGCGGCAACCGTAAGCGTGCCCTCCGCGACTTCTTCCGTAACAAGTTTACGGTAAACGGTTATCATAATCAAGAAATTGGCACGAAGTTCTTCCGTGACCTTACGGACGAAGAGAAGGAAATTTTCTTTAACTTCAGGATGCGTCTTGTTGTTTACAAGGAACTTACTCCTGTTCAGAAGGCTACGATTTGGGAAACGACCAATAACAGCACTCCTGTAAATCACCAGGAAAAGCTTAACGGTATGGGTGATACTCCTGCCGCGAATCTTGTGCGTCAACTTGCTCGTTCTATTCGCAGCCTTGGAACTTCGTGTCATCCTTTGTTTGAGATTAAGTACTCAAATGATGGTAAGATCATCGGCGAATGCTTGACGTTTGATCCTGTTCGTCTTACCTATGATCGTCTTGTTGCCCGTGTTGTTACCATGATCCATCAGGGTGAACAGCCTGGCGTTTGCGATGACAATACGATTGAAGACCTGTACTATGATGAAGGTATTGATCAGGAAAAGGCTAAGGTCTTTGAGAAGAAGGCGCGTGAGTGCCTCGACTTCATCAAGGCTATGGCTGAAGAAAAGAAGTCTCTTCGCAAGTCTAAGCTGACCGAAGATGAGTTCATCATCCTTATGCGTCTGTATTTCACGTACAAGTCTCGCTGGAAGAAGTTTGAAATCAAGGACTATTCTGAGTGGTTTGATCGTTTCAATACAGCTTTCTCTCAGTTCCATAAGAAGAATCCTTCTGCCTATGGAGCTGAAATGATCCGTACCTACGACAAGAATTCGGTCGAAAAGAAGATGCGTTGCGTGATGTTCATGGACAATCTTCGTAAGGGCGATCTTCGTCGCTGGGAAGATAGTGTTGCTTGGATCGAAAAGCACTATCTGACGCCCGATGAGTTGATTGAATACGGAATTGTCGTTGTTCGTGATACTCGTCGTTCCTTCTCACGGAAAGATCGTGAGATGCAGCTTGCAAAGCAGCGCGGCAAGTGCTATATTGATAGCAAGCCTCTGTCTATGGACGATGCGGAAGCAGCGCATATTGTTTCCTATGCGGATGGTGGCAAGACTGATCCTCAGAACATGGTAATGATTCGTTCTATTCATAATCGCAATATGGGCACAATGAATGTCAATGACTACAAGATCATGTGGATGAACAATAGGGAAGCAGCTTGACCGATCTATTCAAAGACATTATACCTTCTATCCAGCAGACTAAGAAGGTAGTTATTACCGCTGAGAACGAACGGGATTATGTCCCGTTCGTTG